GCCCATCCTGGATTTTCTGGATCATAAGAATTACGCTCTGCAAATATCTCTGCATTCTTCAAGTTCATAAAATCTTTGTCTGCAGAACCACCAAGAGCAAGGGTTGCAGAACGACGAACATTACCTGCAACTACGCAGGTTCCAATAAGATTTACAATATCTACAATTGCACGGCTATCTAGTTTTTCTCCAGCCCTGTCACCAATAACTTTACGAAGTGTGTCATGTAACTTAATAAGTGGCGCTGGACCTGAAGCAGTACCACCAAAGCCCTTAATAGGTGCTCCTAGTGGTCTGATCTTAGAATAGTCAAATACAACCTTAGCCTGATTTGGTTTTAAATAAGAATTAAGAATAAGCCTTACGGACTCTACCCAACCCTCACGAGTATCTGGAATCTCATATGTGATTTCGTCAGCGGTATTGGCATAAATATCAAACCCTTTATCCTGACCCAAGGTATCAAACCCTACACCTACACCTAACATTAAAGCATCCATTACCCAAGCAAATAATGCACCTGGATCGTTACGGTCAATGTCTCTTGTTGATACCATCGCACAATTCTGCAGGGCAGCAGAGTTTCTACGTTCCATAGTCATAGGAGTACCGAATGCCCACAGACCACGCCCAGGGGGTGTCCATTTAAGGCTAAACATGCGATCATAGGCCTCTTGAGCAGACTTCTGTGCTTTGTTATCATTCCATGGTAAACGGTTCTCTTTGGCATGATTCTTCTGTACTGAATACATTCCTTCAATTACTCGCTTGCAAACCTCATACCAGCGTTCTTTGCGTCCATCCTCCTTAACTCTAGAGTAGGTACGGATGAATGTGATTTCACCTAGCGAGTTGCTTCCTGCGTCGGTAAAACCAAAAGGAGGCTCAACATCCTTATATTTATTTACGAATTCATCCAATAGACGAAAAGAAAATACATCTGACATTTGTTTTTTACTGCCTTTCCACAAAAATAATAAGAGAACTTTGCAAATCGCAAAGTAGTGTCTAGTATAGCACAAAGTTTGAATAAAGAAAAGTTATAATTTATACTGATTTTATAAACAGTAAGTCTAAACTAAAGGTTGAGTACTTTTAGTTTTATTAAGTGCTATGCTGTTGGAACTGTTACTGCTCCACCATTTTTAATCTCTCCCCATGTTAAAGCAGGGAAGTTTCCGCCAGTAACAACTGTGCCAGAAACGTTTGGTAGAGTAATTGTACGATCTGCTGTAGGATCAGTAATTGTTAGAGTTGTTTCATAAGCATTGGCAGTACCTTCAAAAACAAAAGAATTAACAATATTAATTGTAGTTGAATCAATTGTGGTTGTAGTACCACTTACAGTTAGATTACCTGAGATTGTTACATTTCCACTACCGTCTGCCAAAACAAGAGTTCCAGTTGAATCTGGAATCGTGATAGTGCGATCTGCAGTGGGATCTGTTACTGTTAAAGTTGTTTCAAAATCATTTGCTGTAGCACCCTCAAAAACAATGCTATTATTTGGAATTACAAGATTTCTTACATCGTTGAGTTCGGCTACACCGCTTGTAGCACCCTTTTCAGTTAATTCAATATAACTACCAAGGCTTGTAGTAAGGTCTGCATCGCTAACTAAATAGTCTAGGTTGCTCCAAGAAGTAACGCCAGTACCAATCTTTAACTGGCCATTTGTTGTATTATATCCGAGTTCACCTTCAGATAATACTGGGTCTGCAGCGTTCCATGACGTAGTACTGCCACGGCGTACTTGAATTCTTGTTGCCATTACTGCATCTCCTTGTTATAAGTCATTATATCAGAATTGTTCATATGGATCCCCGCCGTCAGCCTGTGGTACAGCATTTCCAAAAGTGGTAGATGGGCCACCACCATCAAGTTTAGCAAAGAGCGTAGGATATGAAACGCCATTACCATCATATTCTGATTGAGCATCTAGATAGGTGGCCATAGGAATCCACTCGCCACCGTAGTAAAAATAAATACGTTCTGTTACTGTATATAAAAATAAATTTCCATTACTTGGTGATACTGGAAATGTTGATCCTACTGTTAAAGCATTACCTGTAAAGGCTGTGGTTTGAACTGAATTATCTGGGAAAGTAACCCCAGTGGCAACCTTAAGTCCTGCCTTTACGACAAAATCCTTATTAGTTGTTGCCACTGAAGTTCACTATCCCTTCGTGGTCACATTACGCTTCGATAAGCGTCTTGTGAACCTTTACTGAAACGTTATTACCTGCTGCAGTTACCTTAAGACGAACATCGCCTCCAGAATAATCTGCATCGGTAGTTCCAAGTTGTGCATTGCTTTGAACATCTGCATACTCGGTTAGATATACGTTATTGTTTCCATCTACGGTTACAAGAACCTCTAGAACTTCAATATCGTTACCGTCTTTCATTTGAACAATATATTTTGCGCTTCTCCAGCCTGATGCAGCCCATGAGTCAACTACTGTTCCAGCGGTAGTTGCTGAAGAAACAGCAGCATCTCCAACAAATGTATTTGTTAGATTAATTGCTGTTGTTGTTAGTGCACCATTAAGTGTTAATGAAGCAAATGTTGGGCTTGCTGTATCTGCAATGTTTTGTGGCAAAGATAGTGTTACAGATCCAGTTGAAGCAGAAATAATTACCTGTGAGGTAGTTCCTGTTAACTGTGTAACACCTAAGTTACCAATAGTTAGTGAGTCAGCAGATGTTGATACTGCTACGCTAATGCCAGTTCCTGCAGTAAATGTAAATGTATCACTTGCAGATTCTGGTGTCGCAGTTTGTACACCGTCTGTAAAGTTTGCAAAAGTATTAAATGTTGCATCACCAACAAGAGCAATTTCTTTTGATGTAGTAGCATCATTAATATACCACTTATCTGCTGTTTCATCCCAGTAGATAGAAGCATTTGCTGCAGTACCACGTTCAACTTCAATTCCTGCATTTGTTGATGGAGTGCTTGTAACATTGCTGTTAAGAAGAATTAGATTATCTTCTACAGCAAGTGTTTCTGTATTAAGAGTTGTTGTGCTTCCGTTAACTGTTAAGTTACCAGTAACTGTTAGATTATTACCAATTGTTACATCATTTGGGAGACCAATTGTAATTGATCCAGTTCCTGCAGAAACTTCAACTTCGTTTGCTGTACCAGTTATTTGTGTAACACCAGCATTTTCAACTGTAATTGTGTCATTTGATGTGGAAGCAGTTAGGCCAATTCCAGTTCCTGCTGTAAATGTTACTGTGTCATTGTTTGAATTTGCAACGATGGTATTTCCACCAGTGATTGCAATATTCTTAAAAATATTTTGTGAAGAACCTTTGTCATCGTTAGTTACTACGATTGCAGAATTTTCTGCAATAGAACCAGTGACTGAGATTCCTGAGCCAGATGTAACAGATGCTACGTAGTTACCTGTTGTGTCTGTGCCGAGTGCAACAGAGTCTGCTGCAATAGATGCGGTAAGAGTTGCGTTTGCAAGATCTGTAATTGTTACAGAACCTGAAAGATCTCCACCAAGTGTAATTGTAAAATCTGCAACATCAAAATCTAGTGTATTATCTGCATCATCGTATGTTACGGTAATGCCAGATTCTGTATTGCTTGTTACCATTGCGCCTACGGTATCAGCAACATACTCTGCTAGAAATGACGTTGATGCTTCTGTAAGAACGTTTTGACCGTTAACGGTAGCCGTACTACCTTCAACAACTAAACCATTCTTAATTCGGAAGGCTTTGTCGACTGTCGCCATTTTATCTCCTTATAAGGGTCATGCCTTCAAACCAGTGCGGTAATACCTTATGGTCATAGGCGTTAAGACGGGGGTAACCGTCATGCTAATTGTACCAGAACTTAATGATGCTGAGATTGTCCCAACATCACTAGCATTATTCTTAACAGAGCCATACTCTGTTATGTTTTGATTGGTACCATCAAAAACCAAGTTTATCTCAGTACTTCTATAAGATGAAGATCCAGCATGAGAAAGTTGAATCAAATACTTTATAGTTCTCCAAACCGTAGTATCTATAGTGTCAAATACTAATGGAGATTCTATGCCATTAATTGTTACGGAGTTGTTTCCATCCCCGCCCAAAGAATCAGCACGGTAAGAAGTAGTATCAATAAGATCAATAAAATCGGCCTGTGTTGGTACATCACCAGTCTCAAACTTTGTCTTTAGTGTGGTAATTGGAACTATGGCCATAATAAAAGATTATATCACAGAATGATAAATGTGCTACCGATGACTGCTACGCCAATTCCTTGCGACGGTGGTTGAGAAACACCAATATTTTGAAACCTTACCCTAAAAGGATATACGCCTTTAACCTCTGCTGTAAAAGAACCTATTTTAGATGCTCTTGCTTTAGGATAATTTACGGTAGTTGTGAATATCCTACGACCCTCAATATTTTCTATTCTAGCAACTGGCATGACTAACTTTCGTATGGGCCAGTTACATCATCAATTACGATTATTGTTCCTTTTGCAACAGTCCAAGTTCTGGTTGCGTCTGATAACTGAATGTCAAAAATATCAGAAGAAGTAGATGAAGATGTTTTTAAAAGATCTGATTGATTGGCAGTAAGGGCTACTGTAAATTCTCCCTCATCATCATCTGCAGTAATTCCTGGTGTTAGTGCTACTATAACTGCTGAACTTATTGCTTCACCACTAGCATTATAATTCTCTCTTACGATATCCATAGCAATATCCCAATCAGCAATTGTTAATGGGTTGCGGTCTTCGTCTGTTACATAAACTCTAAATGCTGCTGTATCACCACGAACAAGTGTCCATGAAATGTTTGGCGGGGTAGCGCCAATTGAAAATGAATCAGATCCCGCTCCTCTATAATTTGTCATGATAGTCCATCCTTAAGTGATTGCCATGTTCCGTTACCTTTATTGGCACCGACAATAATTGTACCTGATGCTGCTGCTTTTGCTACCACGCCAATTACGCCACCACCGCTTGTTGGTTGTGCATTTGTAAGACCTCCACCTGCTGCAACATATAATCTATCTCCAGCAGCATATGCAGAAGTATTAACATCACTAAAAATTCCATTAACAATAATTACACCATCAGAACCATTTGTAATTGCTGCTTGTGCAAGACCAACTACAGGAAATGTTGCTGATGTATTTGCATCTGATTTTGTAATACGTGGTTTTGTTGCACCAAATCCAGAAATATAAACTGGTGATGCTTTTGCAATGGTTGCACCAGTATTATTAACAACTTCTAATGTATGATATGGAAGTCCGAGGGTAGGCAGAATAGCATCAATTGCTTCTGCTAAATCTTGAATATCACCGTGTACATTTACTGGATCAGATGCGACGGGATAAGGTAAATCATACGTAATTGTTTCGCCAGATGCCATAGTTCTTATATTATAGCACTTTCAGACTAGACTTATGTAGGTTGCAAAGCCCATGTGTTGGCCTTACATTCTGTATATTATCTAGCCCTCCAAGAGAAACTGGAATTAAATGATCAATATGTAGACCTTTTTGCCAGCCTGGTCTTCCAGTTCTTCTTGGAGCATTTAAGTCAATTGGCTCTAAGCATATACTACAGTTTATTCCATATAACTGTAAAACCTCTAAATCTGTATATGTTTTATATTTAGAGTTTTCTCTGTTTTTACGAATTAGGCTATTTCGTCTTGAAACCTCTGGATGTTTTTTGTGATAATCTCTTCTCCATTTTTGCATTTTCTCTTGATTTTCTTTATAGTACTTTCTATGAGATATTAATATAGACTCTCTATTTTGTTTAAAATATTCAGCGTTATAGTGCTTCCTACACATGCCTTTTATTTGCCCAATTTGATCACAACTATCATAGATACAGGTATTCATACATATAATATACCATAGCCTATTTGACATACCGCTCCAAAATATGTTATACTGGTGTTACCAACACCATGATAAATGGTGTTGTTCTGTTTAGGAGGAAAACTTGAGAGACAGAAAAATACTATCGGGGGTTCTTACAACTGCGTTTTGTTTGGTTATGGTTTTAGGACCACAAGCAAACTCTTTTGCTAAGAATAACTTATCTAGTGAGGTTAATCAATCAGTCAATGCCGCCGCCCACAAAGCGGCTCTTTTGCTAATTAAGCCTAACAAAGACAAGGTACTTGAGAAATATGAAAATGCTATAAGTCTCAGCGACAGCCAGTTGGTTGAGTTACTTAAAGCGGTGGGATTCAAAGGAAAAGGTCTTAGAACTGCTTGGGCAGTGGCTAAGGCTGAATCTAACGGAAGGCCTTTCGCCTTTAATGGAAACGCTAAAACTGGAGACTCCTCATATGGAATCTTTCAGATTAACATGCTTGGTACTTTAGGTCCAGACAGACGAGATAAGTTTGATCTTGATTTAAATGCCGAGTTATTTAGCCCCGTCAAGAACGCTGAAATCGTGTATCACATGACTAAAGGCGGTACTGATTGGAGTTCATGGTCATCCTATAAAAAGGGTGCTGTGAATAAGTGGCTACATAAATTCCCTAATCAATAATTTAGGGCATTAAAAATACCCCCTCTTTTTTGGAGGGGGTTATTTTTTTAATCACTATTCTGGATTATTTGCTGCTTCCATTTCAGCAAGAATTCTTGCATCACGCATTGCTTGGTTTTCATTAGAAATACCCAAAGTATATAAATCATCTAATGTTGGTTCTGTAAAAGATATACCATCCCAAGTTGAAAACATTATAGGATTGTTGTGTCCAACCCATAATGCATCATCGTAGCCTTGTTCTTGTGCAATACGATCTGCTAATTCTTCATCTTGTGAAGCAAATACTGCAACATTCATAACACGATTGTTTTTTAAAAATACATAATATTGTTCCATAATTAACTCCAATACGTAACTCGTGCATAACCAGAACCGCCTGCTCCACCAAGGTATTGGGCAGTACCACCGTCACCAGCACCTCCACCGCCACCGCCTGTGTTTGCAGTTCCTGCTTCTCCATTTGATCCAGTTATTCCATTTCCGCCACCTGAAGACGCTCGTCCACCAACAGCCTGATTTATATTTCCACCGCCACCGCCTCCACCGAATCCAAAAAGTCCAACTCCGCCGTTAGAAGTAAGTAGCATGATATCAGAAGCAGAAGTAGCACTTGTTCCTCCACTGCCACAACCTCCTTGAGTTCCTTTTCCTCCTTGATATCCACCAGAATATCCAAGAGATTGTCCAGCACCTCCACCTCCGCCAGAAGCATAGACACCAGTTGGTGCAGCACCGCCACCACAACCGCCTGCTAAACCGTTATTACCACCACTGCCACCTCCGCCGCCACCGCCTGTTGCTGTTGCTAATGCACCAAATGTTGTGTCGCCTCCATTACCGCCATTTCTTGATCCACTAGAACTCGCAGTTCCGCCAGCACCAATAGTTACCGTATAAGAGGTTCCTGGAGTTACAGTTAATGTTTTCCAAATAACTCCTCCTCCACCGCCACCTCCACCAAAAGCGTTGCTCGCATTTGTTTTTCCTCCGCCTGCTCCTCCACCAGCAACAAGAAATACTTCAACAGCAGAACAGTTAGATGGAGCAGTAAATGTTCCTGTACTTGTAAATTCTTGAACTTTTTGTGTTACGCCGCCACTAGCGGCAGGAGCATTAAGTACTGATAATCCCATTCTACTCTCCTTACGAGATCTCTATTCCAGAAATATGGAATGTTACTGCTGTGGTTACAGCACTTGCTGTGATTTGCATTTGTGATGTTGTTGAGCCATTATATGCAATTACTTGCTTAAGATCAATAAAAGTTGTTGTGCTTGGTGCCATTGCTGATGTGGCTGCTAATGCAATACCGCCGACATTCAGTGAAAATGTTGATGTAGATGCAAGTGGATTGCACACTGCAATATTTGTAATTACTGTTGTTGTTCCTGTTGCAGGAACTGTATATAGAACAGCAGCAGTACCTGAAGTTGTGGCTGCGCCACGATAAAGTGCCTTAGTTGTTGTAGCCATTATTTACTACCTCCAATAGTATTATATAGCATTTTAGAGTGCTCCCATAAGAATAAGCATAAATTCATCATTAATACTACCAACAAGACCAGCACCAGATAATGTAATATCGCCAACAGAATTAATTGTTCCTGTTGATGTTACTGCACCAGTAAGAATTGGAGCAGTTAAAGTTTTATTACTCATTGTCATTGTATTGCTTG